ATAGTCCACAAACAGCTTTGATTTCTATGAAATCTACTCAATTAAAAATTAGTAGAAAATGGAACTCAATGATGTCTGGTATCAAACTAAAAGGTAAAAACGGTTTATATACACCGGCATCTTTTAGCCATATTTACAAACTAAAAACTACCCAAATGTCTAATGATAAAGGTACTTGGTTTGGTTGGGAAGTTAGTAAATTGGGTCCAATAACTGACGCAAGTACGTATCAACAAGCTAAGTCTTTTTCTGAAAGCATTTCTAAAGGTGCAGTAAAAGCTAAGCATGGTGAACCGAAACCAGCGGAAAGTAAAAGCATTATATAATCCCTTAGGGGTATGTGCACAGTGCGGACCGTTAGGGAGACTGATCGGTCCGCATCGACAGGATAACTATGAGCGAAAAGTATATAAAATTTTTTGAAGGATTTGCTTTGGCCTACGGTGTGGCAGACATGTCTACACTAAAGGTTGACCCAGAAAGCAGAAAGCAGAAACCTATTTACCGATGGAACGATGAACCTCTAACAGATGAGGTGTATCTTAATCATTTAGCAGGAACACAATCTATTGGTGTTCAACCATGTAATGAAGAATCTGAAGCAAGGTTTGGTGTTATAGATGTAGATCCTAAAAACTATGATGACTTTGATAAAAAATTTTTTATAGACATAATACAAAATTACAAACTACCTTTAATACCTATACTATCTAAAAGCGGCGGACTTCATTTATATTTATTTATGAATGACTTTGTTCCAGCAGAATTAATTAAATCATTTTTAAGCAATCTATTACCATTATTTAAATTAAAACCAGACTGTGAAATATTTCCAAAACAAACACAACTAACAAAAGATAGTGAGACAGGACAATTAAACAAAGGTAATTTTATTAACTTACCATACTTTAAAAAATCTGAGAGGTTAGCAATAAACCTAGACGGTAAACCTTTTACATTTGATCAATTTATATCAGTGGTAGAAAGTAATACAGTCAGCGCAGAAGATCTAAAAATTATTACAGAAAGCATAGAACAAAAAGATTTAGAAGGTGTTGATCAAGAATTTGATGATGGTCCACCTTGTCTAGCGCATCTTAGCAAGATAATGAGAAATCCAGGGTTTGATGGCAAGGACAGATTTATGTATAATTATCATGTGTTTGTAAAGATGAAGTTCCCAGATAGCTGGCAACAGAAAGTTATGAATGCACCAGTCAAATATTTTGAACCTGCTCATGCAAATGCGTGGGACAAACAATCTTTAAATGCTAAACTTAGATCATGGTCTAAACAATTTAAAGGTTACACTTGTACACAGAGTCCTATTAGTGACTATTGTAAAAAAGGTATTTGTGTAAAAAAGAAACACGGAATCTTAGCAGGATCTAAAGGTTCTTATCCAGTATTAACTAACCTAAAGAAAATAGATCTTGATCCAGAACCTGAGTATGAATTTGATGTAACTAAACCAGATGGTATTGGTACGGCTACAGTACATTGTAAGACAGTAGAACATGTCAATGATCAACGTAAACGTAGAAACGCAATAGCTAAAGCTGCTGGGTTTCCACCACCAATTATAAAAGCAGATGAGGATCAAATGGTATTAGAAGTATTATACGGTACACAAACTATAACACACCCACCAATCGGTACATCACCTAAAGAAAAACTACATGATGTAATACATGCAAAAATTAATGGACCTAAAGCTATGAACGATGCAGCATTTAAATCTGGTACAGTATTGATAGAAGAAGGTATGGCATACTTTAAGTTTGATAAATTTTATGACAGACTAAAAGCAAAGAACTGGAAGCACAGTGAAGATAAGACAGGCGTAATGATGAAAGTAAATTATAAAAAATGTGACATAGAGTTTTTAGAACAAAAAAGATTTCCTACAAAAGAAAAAGGTAAATACAACACACCTACAAAGAATGTAGTTGCAATAAGTGTAGAAGAATTTGAGGACATAAAAATTAATCACACTAAAATAAAACATAATACGGAGATAATGTAGTGAGTGAAATAAAAACTATAAGAAAAAAATATGTTAATTCAACTTTAATTAATAAAACTTGTTCTAAGTGTAATAAAGAATACCCTAGAACAGCAGAATTTTTTTACCAAACTAAAGATAAAAAGACAAAAGGTAATGGGTGGCAATCAATATGTATTACTTGTGACAATGAAAGAACCGCTGAATGGAGAAGAAAAAATAAAACAAATAAAAAAATAGCTGATACAAAATATTATGAAACTGAAAAAGGATTTTTTAGTCAAATGTTCAGTACAATGAAAAGAAGTGTACACTACGATGCAACAGAGTTTCCAGATCCTGATTCATTACTACAACATTGGTATCAACAAAAAGAAACCCATGGAACAAAATGTCCTGCTACTGGTGTTGAAATGACTATGATAAAAGGTAAGGGTAAACCTACTCTTACTAATATTTCGAAAGACCGTATTCTTTGTTTTAAAAATTATACTAAACAAAATTTAATTTTTACAACCTGGAAATTTAATAATGACAAAAACGCAACGACACCTGAAATGGCTAGAACTATTTTAAAAATAACTAAAGAAAGGTTTGGCGATGAGTACTAGAAAAATATACGGGCCTCCGGGAACAGGGAAAACAACTAGACTTATTAATTATGTAAGAACGTTAGTTAAATTTGGTACGCCAATAGATAAGATAGGTTACTTTGCATTTACAAAGAAAGCTGCAGAAGAAGCTATAGATAGAACCTTAGATCTGTATCCAAGGTATTCTAGAAAAGATTTAAAATATTTTAGAACGTTACATTCATTAGCTTTTACAGAACTAGGTATGAAAAAGAGTAATGTAATGCAAGACGAACACTACGAAGACATAGGTCGTAAACTAGGTATAGAAGTTACAGTTTATTCTAATGGAGAAGAGAAGACAGGGTTTGTAGATTCTAATAGTGAATATTTTAATATTATTAATGCAGCAAGAATAAAAAACATTACAATAGAAGAAGAGTACAACACAGACATGTATTCACATGACATAGACAAGAATCTATTACAAATTTTAAAAGACGAAGTGGACAGTTATAAGGCAGCGTATGGCTTAGTAGATTTTACAGATATGATTGAAAAATTTAATGTGTCTGAATTGTGTCCGAAATATGACGTAGTATTTGTTGATGAAGCACAGGATTTATCGCCAATACAGTGGAAAATGTACGATATACTTAAGAAAAACTCTAAACATATTATCTTAGCCGGTGATGACGATCAAGCAATTTATGGCTGGGCTGGTGCAGATGTTGCAAGGTTTCAAAGCGAGCCTGCAAAAGACATTATATTGCCACAATCATACAGAATTCCTGGAGCTGTGCAAGACATAGCTAATTGTATTTTAAATAGAATACCAGACCATAGAAGAATTAAAAAACAATGGTCACCAAGACCAGACAAGGGTTATGTAGAATACATAACTTCAATAGAAGACTTACCTCTATATTCTGGTGACTGGTTGGTGTTAGCAAGAACTAATGACAAACTTAAAAGATTAGCACCTGACCTAAAAGATATGGGAATATACTTTGAAATAAAAGGTAGAAAAAGTTACAGGACTAGGTTGTACAAATCAATACAAGATTACACACGTTGGACTAACGGAGATAAATTATCTTTGTCTGAAATAAAAGATCTGTTTGAATTTTTAGAAGAAGAAGTACCTACTGACGAAAGAATGTATGATTTATTTGAATGGGGTTATTTTAGAACTCAAAGATGGTATGAAGTATTTAAAGCTGATCCAGAAGAATGTTTATACATTAGAGAAATGATGCGTAATAAAGAAGAATTATCTAAACCTGCAAGAATAAAACTATCTACTATACATGCAGCAAAAGGTGGAGAAGCAACTAACGTTTTAATTATTTTAGATAACACTAAAAAAATAAGAGAAGCAGTAGACAAGAGTCTTGACAAACAAGATGAAGAAAACAGGGTTTGGTATGTGGGCGTCACACGTGCAAAACAAAACTTATATATAATGGCAGCAAAACAGGAGGACAAAGGTTATGACATCTAAAGTTTGGGATAAACAAATTGCAGGATCCCACTATCAAAAATATAAAATACAGCCTAGTAAGTTTGTAGTAGAGAACGAATTGCTATATCCTGAAGGTTGTGCTATAAAGTACATAGTGAGACATCGCGATAAAGGAAAAAAACAAGATCTAGAAAAAGCAATACATTTTATAGAAATGATAATTGAAAGGGACTATGGAACCGAATAATCATATACCATTTTACATGGGGCTATTTACTTGCCTATTGATTCTTTGCTACCTAACATCATG